GGAATGGATCAAGTGTACGAAAGGGAAAAGGAAGCAAACAAATTGGCTTGGCAGAAGGCCAGTGCAAAGCTGCCTAACAATGCTTTTGCTGATGATGTAGAAGATGACGATACGAACCCCTATCGCCAAAGTGCAACGTGGATTCCAAGCAAGTCCGTAATAGACATGTAAATATATTGTGCGCGGTAATTCGACTTAATTAGCGGGCATTTTATTTTTTTGCTTGACGTTATGCAAACACTACATATATAAGCTATATATCACTATCAAACGAAAGGTATGAGACATGGATAAAAGTTATTTTAACTTCAACACAGATGGTCAGTATGGCGCATTTGTAATCCCTGAAGATGTTCACAATAAAATTGGTGAGATCTTATTCAAGTGGCTTGAAAGCGAAGGACACAAGGGTGTTGATGATATGACATTGTATGTGCGTGGCGAAGCGAAGAAGGAGTCACAGAAAAATGAAACGTAGCATCACAATTTATCGCACACCCACAGATGAGTGGTGGGCAAATACACTGGAGAATTTGTGGGTCACAGTTCTTGAGGGCGCTAGTAACTATTGGGTGGACAAGATCAACTACGATATGCCTGAAGGCATGTTGTTCAAGGACGATCTGCCAAGTTTGAAGAGCGGCGCACATCTCGCAGAAAACTTTGAGGTGAAGATCTATCATGGCTCCGATGGTTGGGAGCCGGATGATGAAAGTGAAGTAGAAACAGTGAAGACGTTTGACGTTATGTATCAAGGCATCAATCGTCTGCCTGATGAGTTGAAACTTGTTATCGCTAATGATGGCGATTGGGATGCCAATGACGCTGATCATATCTTTCAGTTAGGTGTGTTTGGGGAGGTTCGTTATGGGTAATTACGAGGTCAGAGTGATCAAGCATTGGTCAGGTAAAACATATAATGTGAATTTGGCTTCTTTTGACAAGAAAGGCTATGGCGTGAGTTACGGCAAAGCATTCAATGTCTCAAAGAAAGAAGCTGATAAAGAGGCGAAACGTGTCGCCGATTTGTATGGCGCAAAAGAAATTATTTATACTTAGTCATTTTTTTTATTGACAAGTATGCAATGACTTCTTATGTTGACTATACAAGACTATCAACCAAAATGTTAGAGAGGTAAAAACAATGGTTGCGAAAAAAACAAATGACACTATTGAGATCCACAGTGTAAAGCGTGGAAACATTACTTTGCGTATGATTGGTCAGACGCCGCTGTACTTCAACAGCATGTCTGCAAAAGCCATGCGTGATCTTCTTGTTGGAGGCGGCAGAAAAACTGCCGCTGAAAAAAAAGAGATCAAACACAATCCTGAACAGGAGTTTCGTGAGAGCGTGTATACAAAGTCTGATGGCGATACTTATCTTTGCTTCCCTGCGCCGGGTGTAAAGAGTGCCATGGCTACGGCAGCGCTAGAGACTGCTGGCATCAACAAGACAAATGTTAATCGTGGCATCTTTGTGCCGGGTGATCACATTCAGATTTGGGGCAAGCCTTACCTGAAGATGGACATCGTAAGATCGGCTGATATGAACAAGACGCCGGATGTTCGTACTCGTGCGTTCCTGCCTGATTGGGTTGCTGAGATCAACATCAAGTATGTTGTGCCTACTTTCAGCGCTCACTCCATTATGTCTCTTTTAAACAATGCAGGCGCAATGGTGGGCATTGGTGACTTCCGTCAGGAAAAGGGGCGTGGTTCTTATGGCACTTTTGCAGTTGCTGGCTCTGAAGATATGGGTGAGTATCAAGAGTTGTGGGACAGCATTACACAGGAAAGTCGTGAGGTCCAAAAACTTGCGATGGAAAACCCTGAGTGCGCGGATGAAAAGACTGCTGAGTTGATGCAGTTCTTACAAGAGGAAAGGCTGCGTAGAGCAGCCTAAGAGAAGAGGGGCGGCGACTAATGTGGTGGTATTGATCAGTACCGCCTGCCGCCCCTCTGTTTTTTTATGTATAGGGTCGCGGTTAGATATGGTTAGGTCTGGTATGGCGAGGCCGCTTTTGGCGGTTCTGTTTAGGTAAGGCGGGGTTCGGCCCGGCACGGCAGGGCTAGTCGCGGCGAGGCGGTTTAGGTGGGTTTTGTCACGGTGAGATCAGTCATGGAATGGCGGTTTCGGTATGGTCAGGTCTGTTAGGGCTACATGGGTTTAGGCAAGGCGGTTTAGGTCCGGTTAGGTCTGGCACGGCAAGTTGCGGCGAGGTTTGGTGCGGCTTGGAGAGGCGGTTCTGGTGCGGTGGGTCACGGCATGTTTAGTTCCGGTTAGGTCTGGTGAGGCGGTTGAGGTGTGGAAAGTTGCGATAAGGACGGTTTGGTCTGGCAAGTTTAGTCGGTTCTGGTAGGTCAGGTCTGATAGGTTTAGGCTGGTGGGTCAAGGCGGTTCTGGTAGCGCAAGTTGCGTTTGGTTAAGTTGAGGCCTGTCCCGGCGGGGCGGTCAACCAGTAAAATTGTTCGTGTGAAAAAAAGGAGGGCAAAATGGCCTATTTTTCAAAGAAGACTAAACAGAGGATCATTGATGATTATCTGAATGTAACAGGGAACAACATGTTCGTTCCCGATGAGTTCGTAGTTTGGCTCGCTGATCATCCAGAGCATGAAGCATATAATGCTTTTCATGGGCGTGACGAAGAGTTGCTACATGCAGCAAAGCTGGATCTGGCGCGAAGGTTCGCATCTGGACTACGCATCGTTGCCAAGACTGAGGTGATCGAAAGCGAAGTTCGCCACATCAAGGTTACTGAGTACCCGGCGTACATCTCTCCGGTCACAACAAGGCGTCAGGGCGGGGGCTATGAGCCTTTTGACCCCGATAGTGAGGAATCACAGGCCGAATTGCGGCATCAGGCTGGTGTGCAGCTTGCAGCGTGGCTTAACCGCTACCGTGGTGCCGCTGAACACATTGGGCTGGACATGACACCAATTGAACGCATGGCAGAAACGCTGCGCGATGATCAAGTGGAGGCCGCTGAGTAGAACAAGGGGCGTGGTATACCTTTCTGGGCGAGGAGCATTAGGTTTGTCCTCGTCCTAGCCTCCCGATGGCGGAACACAACGCCGTGGATCCCTAAATTGAATGCTACCCTAGTTAATTCATTGAGCAGCAATCATGGGCAAAGACAGGCCGCGCATAATAAACAAACTGTCTAATCCACGGAACACCTAAATTATGCCAGTTCTGGATTTGTTCTGGTTTTGGTTTGCAGGTTTAAAAAACCAAAGTTGGTACCCCAAAGTTGATAAAGTTGTTTGTTATCAAGGGGTTAAGAGGTTTTGGTTTGGGTTTGCAATGATAGCAAAAACAAAGTAAAATAGGGGTCGTAAGTCATTGAAAAGGTTCAAACTTTGTGGTTTGGTTTTTTCACCCTATTACATAGGGGTATAGGTATATAAACCTATACCCTGTAGCATGGTGGTCAGCGCCGCAAAAATGGAGGTAAATGTGGACCAGAGTAATTGTTCTTATTGTGGGGAGCGTAAAGGCTATATCGTACTGTCTGGTAAGCAGTGGTGCGAAGTGTGTTGGGAAGATGCACAGAACAATTTCAATCAAAACTATGAAGAGTTGCTAGAGCGTAGGTATCTGATCAAAGGCATGCAAGATGCAGGTTGGCATATCACCAAGAACGGCAACATGTATTATCCAGATGATGAACACAGCAATGTGTTCCATATAAGCTACTAGGAGGGCAGTATGCCAAAGGTCGGAGAGGATCTGCCAAAGGAACAGCGAGAAGCTGGCCTGAAGCGCCTGAAGCCACAACAACAACAGTTTCTGGATTACTATCTACACAAGGATATGACGCAGACAGAAGCAGCGCGACAAGCGAAGTACAAAAACCCAACGGTGCAAGCCGTGAGGCTGTTGCGTAATCCAGTGGTGCAAGAACGCCTGCAAGAGATGAGGCTGGAGGCGCAAGCAAGGTTCGGGGTGACGGTAGACAAGTCAGTTCGGGATCTTAAAAAGCTGCGGGATCAAGCGTGGGAGATGGGCAAATTTAGCGAAGCTATTCGGGCTGAAGAGCTGCGCTTGAAGGCTGCGGGACTACTTATCAACAAGCAGCACGTTCTCAAAGAGGACATCACAGCGTCCACAAAAGAAGAAATCGCGCAGAAACTGGAGGATTTTAAGCGGCTCGCAGAGGGCCGTATGCGTAACGTAACACCAGATGTGGAAGCAATAGAGCATGATCCACAAGATATAGTGTCGGATAACTGAGAGTTCGTTAACTCCCCTCGTGCGCCTTGGGCGGGGGGAGGAGGCGGAGTCTGGGGGTTCCAGTAGAATTGTTCGGGTTCGGGATGGTCTTCGGGGTTCGGGCTTCGGGTTCGGGCTTGACTCGGCCTTCGGGGTCGGGCCATGATCGGGCTTCCTCCCTAGAGAACCTGCCCCGGTGGCTATGCTGCCGGGGATTTTTTTTGTTCGGGGTCTTCGGGCTTCGGGAAAACCCGTACAATTGTTCGGGTCCAACCCCGGTGTTATGTGTGCCAGTTGTGTTAGTCGCCAATGCTTTGTCCAACTGCTGTGTTATTACTACCAGTTGTAACCAACTGCTGTGTTTTGTGTGCCAGTGGCAAAACCAGTACAATTGTTCGTCTTGCGTATAGACAGCAGAGGCAATCTCGGCGTTGGGGAAACAAGAAGAAGCTGTTGAGGATAATCTGTATGATAAAAAAAATATTATTTTCTTGTTGACTAACCTGGCAATGATTGCTATATATAATAGGTAAGTTAAACAAAGGAGGCAAAAATGCCAAAGGTAGAAAGATACAATTTTAAGTCGTTTGAACAAGCGTTGGAATTTGCTAACGAGCGTGGATCAAGAGAGATTACAGAGGAGAGAATGATTAATTCTTCACAAAGACCAGACGACACAATTATTTATGTTGTGCATGTTGGTCGTAATGACTAAGGGAGATCTAGTAACGGGACTTGGCTTCGTCCTCGTGTTGTTGATGTCGGGGCTAGAGCCAATGCCCCACAACTTTCAAGCCTTCTGGTTTCACATCGGGTTGCTGATGATCGGAGTCGGCATGATGGCTACGGGAGTCTGGATGAGGTGGAAGCAAATCTAACCAGAACAAATCACTAAGACTCACCCGGCGGAAGCCGGGTATTTTTTTGTCCGCAGCTCAAAACCAGTACAATTGTTCGTGCTACCTCCGAGCGCCTAAGGTTGTAGCACGGCTGCAAAAAAAACTTTTTTTGTGCTTTTTAATGTTGACACTGCTTGCAATGATTGCTATTTATATATCTATCGAAACCAGAAAAGGGTAAAAACAATGTACAAGTATCAAGAGATCAAAGAGCATTTTGTTGAGTGGATGGAGGAGCAGGACGCTGAGTGGCTACAGGCTAACAAAGACGATTGGCACCACCACGCCTTCAACACGGACTACTACATCATTGGAACGTACAAGGCCAAAGAATGGATGGGCGATAAAGTCTTTGACATTATTGATGCTATCAAGACTTACGAGCAAGACAACTTTGGTGAAGTGACAACAGACTTTTCCGACCCAGAAAAGCTAGTGAATATGTATGCTTACATCGTGGGTGAAGAAGTCGTGAGCGAATGGAGATAAAGAGATGTTATATTTTTCTTATGGTTCAAACTTGAATCAATCACAAATGGCTTTCCGCTGTCCTACAGCGGAGCCGCTCGGTTCTGCATACTTCCCCGGCTGAAAGCTGGTGTTCAAGGGTGTCGCCGATATTGTTATCGGGGAACCTGAAGACTTGCTACCTGTCGGAGTTTGGAACATCGGGCCACAAGATGAAGTGGCCTTAGATCGGTATGAGGGCTTCCCGCATTTATACAGGAAAGAAACAATCAACGGGATGATGACGTATGTTATGAACAGGCACGGACTGCGCCCGCCATCAGGTGACTACTTCAATACGATTTTGATCGGGTATGAAGACTTCGGGCTTGATACTTCGGCGCTTTACGCGGCGCTTGATGAATCGGAGCTTTATGCAGCCTAGTAAAATTGTTCTGGTTCCGAAGAGATCCCCGCACGTTGCTGCGGGGATTTTTTTGTCCGCCGGGAAAAACCAGTACAATTGTTCCGCTTCTTTCTCAAAGATTCAGCGCGCATAAAAAAGTATCAATTGCTACTTTTTGTTGTTGACTGTTTGCAATGATTGCTTTATCTGTATATATATCGTTAACAACTAAAGGATTTAAGACAATGATTATTGGTGGATACACAATGGATGACCAAGGCATTCATGGGCTGACTGTTAAAGAGAATGAGGCAGGATGGTCCTTTTACATGGATGGTGATGACGCAGATATCTTCAGGCATGAATGGGCGCTTTGGAAGTTGCGTACTGATGACTCTTTTCAGGATTTTCTTTACGCGCATGAATACAACACACTTTTTCAATAGGGGGTTTTAAAATGTGGTTCGCTAGTGTTTCTCCGAATATCTGGATTGTTGATGATGGCACACTGGATACAGTAGTCAGGTTTTATGATGGCAAAGACACACAAACTTATCGTTACGATACCGAGTATCGCAATAGTTTCCCGGATGATGATCAGTTTCTACGGGAGATATACGAAGAATTAAATGCTTATATCGTGCAGAATGAGATTAGGTCGGTGCATACTGGTAACTCGAACCCAGCAGGCAATCCTTGGGATTAAATGATTCGATCTAATACGAACCGGGCAGCGATGCCCGGTTTTTTTGTGTTCAAACTAGTATAATTGTTCTGAATCGGGGATCGGGGAATCGGGGATCGGGGATTCTGTTGCCTGCCCTATAGTATTTTGAGCGCTTCCGTCCTCCTAACATAAACCCCTCACGCGCGTTCTTTTTTTCTTTTTTTGAACAATTGTTCTGATTATTTGTTAAGTCATTGTTTTTAAACAATAAAACAGGGTGTTTTTTTGTTGATTTATGCAATCATTTCAATTAAGAATAGGGGCAAGGGGCGAAGCTATGGCCTCACAACTCAAAAAAAGGTAGTAAAAACAATGACTTACAATTTTGAAACAGACTTTCCAACCTTTGGCGTCGAATGGGAATGGTGCAATTCAAGGCCAGCAACCATCAATGCTAATGATGATCGCAGAATTAAGGCCAGAAAAGAGGCTTTCAATCAAGCTGGTGAAAGAACGCATGGCTTTAAGGCTTATCGTAATGGTTGGAACCACCGCGATTGGGCCAGAGAATTGACAGCGCTTGGCTTTGATTGGGTTTTTTATCAAGGGGTAGATCGTAATTCATCACCTGAAAGCACTCAGGGCATCGCATGCGAAGCCACTAGCCCACCTTTCTCAATTCTTTCCATGAGCGCTGCCACCGATATCAAGCGTTTTTTGAATGCTATTGAAAGCTTTGGCGGCAGGGGCTGGCACCAGTACCGCTTTGAACAAGAATACAAGGCTGGCATGCACTGCCATATTGGCAACGCTTGGATATTGGCAAGCCACCAGTCACCAGATCAACACTGGCATGAAAGCAAAAGACATATGGCCGCATCTAAGCGTCATTACTCTGGCGCGGTTGGTGACATTATCCCATTGGAATTGGCAAAGGATGTTATCACCCGTTTTGCTGGCGCTCAGCATGACGCATGTTTGCCATATGACAGACGTCAATCATCTGGAAATTACGGTCATGGCCTCTGGCCTTGCACCGATATCAGACACGTTGCCGAGAATGGTCAAGGTCATTCTGATTTCTGGAATTCTGATACGCCAGCCGGTGCCGCCAGAATATTGGGCCGTTATGGTAGCAGTGAAAAATTCGCGGCTGTTTCACTTGATACATGGTCAAGGCTTGGCACTGTAGAATTTAGGCAGCACCACACTACGCTGAATGTTGATAAGCTTTGGCATTGGTTAAACTTGATTGACAATACATTCAGGACCAGTGCCAAAAACCGTATCAATTGGCAAGCCATAGGCCAGAGCGCAACGCCAAGCGTTGTGTCAACGCCAGAGCAATTGTTCCGCTCTCATAGTCGCCTAGGCTTGATCTATACAATGATCAGACGCGAAGGTGGGGCCACTACTCAAGATCTCGTCAACGCCACTGGCATTGAGGCTCAGAGTATCCGCGCCAGAATGACAGAGATCCGCAATCGTCTTTCAGCCTCTGGTGTTGATGGTCAAGCCGCTTTGGTCACTCATACTCAGCAGGCCTATGGTAATGCCTATGGGGCAAGCCAAGGCCGTCATGATCTCAATGGGTATGAGGTATTGAGAGAAGTGGCAACCGCTCCAATTAGATTGGAGCCTGTACTGCCAGAGAATGCTAGAGGTCCAGCTTCACTTTGGCATGGCTTGTCTGATCAGGCTTTTGAATATTTCCAAGGCCGTCAACATACTTATCGCAATAGCGGTTGACGCAGCGCTTATATCTCTCAATCAAGATTAGGCCGCCACTGGCGGCCTTTTCTTTTGAGCTGTAGGTATAATGCACTAGAACAATTGTGCTGGCTCAGTGGCGCTCAGATCGCCGCTATTAGCATTGTCGTTGCTAATAGGTACCCTAAGCCTGCAAATATCTGCAAAATATCGGGGGCATGGGTATATGCCACCCCCCTGTAAAAAAATCTTGACACGGCGATGGGTTGCGCCAAGTTTCCCACAAACAATCGCCGGATTCCGCGCAAATACCCCCCCTAAAAATTTTGCAAAAAAATTTTATAACATTTTTCCATGGACTTCTTGCAACCTTTGCATTACATTCTATCCACAACCAAAGGAGGGTGTAATGAAAACTTTTAAACTAAACGTAGGTGGTGATCCCATCATCTTTGAAGCACCAGATGCGTCTGGCTTTTTGGAATCATGGGGTTCTGTTAACAGAAACTGGTCACCGGATGCTGACAAGTGGAGAAGGGCTGCTGCTCAACTTGCTTGTGATTTCTCTGGCAAGCCCATGCGCTTTGATACTGACTCTAACCTTGCTGCCGACATGATGGACGCTGGCATGTTGGAGGAAGTAAAAAATGCACAAGGCTAAAGACTCATACAGCATGTGGAGCGGCAAGATGCTTGTGGACAAGCGCAAGTCGTTGAGCATGACACAAACGGCGATGGCTCGTGCTTTAGGTGTGAGCCATCGTATGTATTGTTATTATGAAAAGGGTGAGCAGAGCATTCCGCGTTCTGCTGAGTTAGCTGTGCGTTGGATGGAGTACAGCAAGTCTGACGGTGTATTTCGTGTTGCGTTGAACCCTGACAAGAGCCTGACATCATTTGATCGTGAGCGTATAGGCAGGCTATGTGATGCGTTGAGCGGCATGGAGGGTACGGACGCTCAAATGGACAAGGTTTTACAGCAGTCGAAGAAGGAACTTGAGTATCTGTTGTCAAAGTTTGAAGAATGACCTATCATTGGCTCCATGTATTTTCCGTAGGGGATGGGCATGGCGAACTTCATGGGGCCAATGGCACCGCCGCAGGCGGCGCAACCACAGCCACAAGCGTTAGACGTTAGGACTAATCCGGCACAACGAGCGCAGTTTAAGAGTTTCATGTCGAGCATGTCTGCTCCTGTGATGCCGACCACTGCGCCTGTTGCTCCTATGTTGCCTGCGCCGAACCCCATGGATCAGATTGACATCTTTGATCCTGTACAAACCATGGCGTCTGGTGGCGTTGTTGGTGGTCTTCAGGATTTGGGCAAGATGTCTGGTCAGATGGTTGAGGCTTTGAACACTGTTGTTTACGGCGGTGGTCAGGGTGGCGGCATGGGCGGCATACAAACTCCTCCTAGCATGATGCCTCCTGCTTTGCCTGACACGGGGCAAATAGCAACGACGTTTCCCATGAATAATGCGGTAACGCAGTTTCCCATGAATAATCAGATAACGTCACCCGGCATAGGCACTGGACCGGGTGGAAATCTTTTAGACATGCAATCCAGATATGATGAGGCTGTAGCGGAAGCCAAAAGGCAGCGTGATGGTGGATTTATGGGCCGCGTGGTGTTGCCCGGTGAGATGTCGTTTGATGAATTTAGTGAGTTTAACTCAGTTGCAGACAATTTTGAGCCTTTGCAGGGTGTAGGTTCACAGCCATACATAGGTAATCCTATATTTGATCAGATCCGTGCTTTTGCGAGCGGTGGCTTGGCCTCTGGTGATCGTGGCAGAGAGCGTGGTCGTGGTGATTTTCAAGGTGATGATGACTTTGCTGGTGGAGCCGGGTTTCCTTCCGAAACTAGCGGAGGTGGGAGCCAAGGCAGCGGCAAAGATGACAATGAGGCCGCTGTTGATGCGACTTTAGATAGAATAATTGATCAAATAAACAATCCTGATCCAGATCCTGTTATTAATCTTAATCAAAGATTAGCTGAGACTCAGTTAGATCCTATGGGTGCTTTGGCTCAAGAGGTAATTCCGTCTACAGAGATGGCTAACATGGGTTCTGTGATGGACAATGTTCCTGTTCAATCTGGTTATGGGATATCTCCTTCTGGCACTGGGCAAGATGCTCTTGCTGATTTGTTGAGTGGCGGCGTTAAAAGCAGAGCTGTTGGTGATGGCTTTACTTTTGACAATTTGAAAGATCTTTTTGAGTTGCAGGCTATGCAAGCGGCTTCTGCTCAAGATACTAAAGGCACAATTGCAGAGGGCATGTCAGATGCTGGTGTAGACGCTTTCTTCGCGCCACGGTTTTTAGCCCCCGGAATGGATGGCCCTACCCCTGCACAATTAGCCACTCAACAGATCCCTGACGAGCTTTCTGGTCAATCTCCGTTTACGAGTGGTGGAGTTCCTAGACCATCTTTGTTCTCTGATGAGAGCGTCATGCGTCAAATTATGGATGACGACACTGTAAACAAAGAGAGGCCAACTGACCTGAAGAGCTTGTTTGGCGAGGATTCTGAAACATACAAAAATATTATGGAACGTGCTACGCCGATTCAATCAGATACGTTCCCGACAGTGGCAGGTATTCTGGGCAAAGCCATGGGCGGTGCCAATATCAACAACATCATTAACAAGATTAATGAAGGCGGCACTCCGATACTTGATGATGACGGAAACATTCAAGGCGTTCTTCACGATGGGTTCTTTGGCGGCACTGTTTATTCAGGAAACGAGGGCTTTAACCCAATGGCTGGACCGAAGCCTGAAAAGGATGACGGTTGTCCTCCGGGTTTTGTGAGGGTTAACGGAGCTTGCACTCCGATTTCTGCATCAACGACTCCTGAGACTGAGGCACCTTTGACAGTAGCACCGCCTATGATTGACCCCACCTTGCCTGTGACTCCACCCAATCCCACCGATGTTATTGTTCCAAGCACACGCACTGACGTACCCGTGACTGTTCCCGTTGTTTCCCCTGCTCCTATTGAGTCGATACTGCCGCAAAATCTCTTGGATCTTTTGCAGGCTAGGCAACCTGTAAGATCTTTTGCGGATGGCGGTGCTGTATTGGATGATGCGGCTGGTCGTTTCTTGGAGGCGTTGACGGCAGCGTAGCCAGATGAATGATTTTAACATACCCACGGAGTTCCTTACTGATGCAGAGTTGGAAGCTCTAGGTAAGCACCTAGACAAGTACAAAGAATTGCATGAGCGGGACGAGTTTCAAAATAATTTCTTGGATTTTGTTAATCATGTCTGGCCCAGCTTTATTGCTGGTTCTCACCATAAGATATTTGCTGAAAAGTTAGAGCGTGTTGCGAGGGGCGAGTTAAAGCGTCTGATTGTCAACATGCCTCCACGACACACGAAGTCAGAGTTTGCTTCTTATTTATTTCCTGCTTGGGTCATGGGCAGGAGTCCAAGCACAAAGATCATTCAGGCAACGCACACGGCGGAGTTGGCGGTAGGTTTTGGTCGTAAGGTCAAGAACTTACTGGACAGTGAAATATATCGTGATGTTTTTCCTGATATGCAGTTGGCTAGGGATGCGAAGGCGAGTGGTCGTTGGTCAACGAATGAGGGTGGTGAGTATTACGCTGTTGGTGTAGGCGGTGCGCTGGCTGGTCGTGGT